TTGCCGACTTTTTCGGTGTGACCGAAGATTTTATGGTCAAAGTTTGTGAGTTATATGGATACTATAATAGAGTAATATAGGGATAAAAAGGAGGCGACAACGTGCCATTTGTGATAATAGCCGCCGTTATTGCTATTATCTGCGTTGCAAGGTACTATCATAATAAGAAAGAACGCAATAAAGAGATAACATGGCAGGAAGTTCAAAAACAGACGGATACAAAAAGAAATACCATAAGTATAGATACATCTGAAAATTTTTCGGAAAGCGAAGATGTTCCTGCAAGAGAAGTCCATTCAAGAGCGGAGCATAAGCGGAAAATTGCTAACACTCCAAACAGATATGTTGTTATCGACCTTGAAACAACAGGGTTAAACCCACAGTATGACTTTATCACAGAATTTGGAGCGGTGCTTATTGAAAACTCTGAGATAGTTGACACATTTGAGCGCCTTGTTAAGCCGAAGAAAAGAATACCAGAAGAAGTTGAAGATCTCACAGGGATAACAAATGAAATGGTGTCGGACGCTCCAAGTATAAATATTGTGCTTCCAAAGTTCTTGAAATTTATCGGGAACGATATACTTGTAGGACATAACATTGATTTTGACAGCCAATTTATTTCAGCAGCTTGTCAGCGTTTTAATCTGCCATACAAGAACAAAGTATGTGACACGCTGGAGCTTTCTCAACAGGTGTTTCCGAAACTTGAAAATCACAAGCTGAGTACGCTATGCCGAAAGCTTAATGTCACCAATGACTCTGCCCACCGTGCATTGTCTGATGTGTTGGCAACTCAGCAGGTATTTGAAAAGCTAAGCGAGAAAGCGATACCAAAGATACATAATCATGCAAAATTCACGTTGAAAAAGAACAGCTATAACGTTCGCTACTCAGCAAAGACCAAAGCCATACGAGAACTACAGGAAATGCTGTTGGATATTACTGACGACAATATCCTTACTGACGAAGAAGTTATGGAGCTGAAAGATTGGCTTGATTGCAACGAGGAATTCTGCAATATTTATCCTTTTGATAAGCTGAAAAGGATAATAGAAAGTGCTTTGGAAGACGGCATACTTGAACAGCACGAGCTTGATGAAATGCTTGAGGTTTTCAATGATATTTGCAAGCCTGAGTTTGACAAAGACGTTTCATCAGAGGAACTTATAAACCTTGACGGCAAGGTACTTGTTTTCACAGGCGAGTGTCAGCTCGGAGATACAAGTGAGATAACGCCGATATATGAAGCAATGGGTGCAACTATCAGAACGTCCGTAAGTGGCAAGACTGACTATCTTGTAGTAGGAGCTTACGGCAGTCCTGATTGGTCATACGGCAATTACGGCTCTGAGGTACTCAAAGCAAGAGAGCTTCAAGAGGCAGGCAAGAAAGTCAAGATAATAAACGAAGCAAACTTTTTGCCTATCATATACAGCGAAGCAACTACATAATAAAAAAAGTCCTCCGAGCGTTGACAGCACTCAGAGGACAGGTGAACTGATATTGACAGTATCAGCTCAAAACGAACAAAACCCAATCACCACAAAAGGGCTTATTCTGCCCTTTTATTGTAGCACACTTTCGAGGAAGTGTCAAGAATAGGAGGAATATTTATGCCGATCTACAAAATGACGGACAAGAACGGAAAGAACATCAGAAAAGACGGTCTGCAAAAATATCGTGTGCGTGTCAATTATACGGACAGTTTTGGAAAGTCTCATCAGATAGACCGTGTGGTGTTTGGTGCAGAGGCGGCTAAGCAGCTTGAACTCCAGCTTACACAAAAGCTCAATGCTAAAGAGATAGCTCCAAAAATGACTATCGGACAGCTGTTCACGGAGTACATCACAGCCAAGCGTTCAGAGGTCCGTGAAACGTCATTGGACAAGTCCCTAAGAATACTGAGAAAGAACGTCCTGCCCACCTTTGAAAGCGTTAGGATAGATAATCTGAACGTACCAATGGTGCAGAAATGGAAGCAGGAGCTGTCAGAACAGGGATTGGCTATCATCACTCGAAAGAACATTTATGGCGAATTTCGTGCAATGATGAACTATGCTGTGAAAATGGAATACATTCCGAAAAACCCCGTTATCACCGCAGGCAACTTCAAAGCGCCCCTTGAAGCCAAGAAAGAAATGCTTTTCTACACGCCTGACGAGTTCAAGAAATACATATCGGCAGCTAAGAATTATGCTCAGGAAGCAGAGGACGGCGGCTCAATGTACGAATGGAACTACTATGTATTTTTCAACATAGCATTTTACATGGGTATGCGAAAAGGCGAGATATACGCCCTGCAATGGACGGATATAAAAGACGGCTACATATCCATCACCAAGAGCATTGCTCAGAAGCTCAAAGGCGGTGATCGTATCACGCCGCCAAAGAACAAGCCAAGCATACGGACGATACAGATACCAGAGCCATTAAGAGCAGTGCTGTCCGAACATTACGAACGCTGTAAGAAAGCTGTGCCGAAGTTCAATGATAATATGTATATCTGCGGCGGTGAGCGTCCTATCCGTGACACGTCCCTTGAAAAGACCAACAAGAAGTTTGCAGACTTGGCAGGTGTCAAACGTATCCGTATTCATGACTTCCGTCACAGCCACGCTTCCTTGCTTGCCAATGAGGGCATAAACATTCAGGAGATAGCAAGACGTCTTGGGCACTCCAACATATCAATGACATGGAACACCTACTCGCACCTCTACCCACGAGAGGAAGAACGTGCGGTGAAGATATTGAACACANAAAGTCCACCGTAATTCTATCAAAAATACGGTGGCATTTTGGCGGAGATGGAGAGATTAAATATACCACTTCACACCACTTTTTATTGCTTTATAAAGTTGCTTGTAAACCACGCATTTACGTCATTTAAGCCGTTTCATTTGTTCCGCATTTCACAAGCATATATTTACAATTCAGCTTTATCGTGTATAATTCGTGTACGCAAAATCAGCCGCCTCAGACCCATAAAAGTCCGAGACGGCTGAAATTCTACCTACTTTATCTTCTTTGTAATCTCGTCGCTGAGCTTCTTGATGAAGTTCACACCTGCGATACCGTTCTCATAATATCCCCACTTTTTCAGCAAGGTATTAACTGCCTTTGCAGTACCTTTTCCGTATGTACCATTCTTATCCATACCTACGTTGTGAAGCTTGACCGCCTTTGCAATAAGCAGCAGTTCCTTGAGCGCAAGCACACCGTTTGTTTTGTTGCCCTGCTTGTAGCCTGTCTTGTCAAGCACTTTCACACTTATCTTACTCTGTTTCTTTGGTCTCAGGAAGCCTGCAATATGGTCATAAGTATGCTTGACCTTAGTGCAGGCTTTTCCGCTCCAGTTCTGGTCATACGAATAAAAATAATTCGTGTTGCCCTCACCCGTGCAGATTGCTATGTGACCCCAGCCGCCATTCAACGTGCCTGACCATATCGCTACATCGCCCTTTTTCGGCACGAAACTCGGCGTGTTCTTTACCTTTGTGAAATTTGCTTTCAGCCAAGTGTTCTTATCGAATAAATCCCAAAAGTGATGTGCGTCATACCAGAAATTCTTGATACCTGAGCCGAAGACCTCGTTGAAATATGCCGTTGCAAGGTCTACACACTGTTTGCCTGCTGCGCCGTCATAGTTAACAGCTACACCATTGTGCTTCTTGATAAACTCATCATATGTCATTTTCTATTCCTCACTTTCGTTTGTATCCACTTTGTTTTCAACTGTGATTTTAAGCTTGTGCACTATCTTCACCAAAAATGACGGCAATGGTATACCTATCACCGCAAGATTTTCAAGAATGGAAATACACTCGTTGATGATAAACCATATCGTCACGATAAGACCAAAGTAAAAGCTGACGTTTACCTCAATGCCTATCTGCGAAAGTCCTGAGATAAAGAGCCAATCAAGTACGCCTGACACCGCCACCACAAATATGTAGCCGACCTTTTTAAAAAGCCCTTTAAGACCGACACGGCTTGACAGCTCGCCCCTGTTCCATGCTTTCCACATTCCTGTAATGTAGTCAATGATCATCACAAGAACCAGAATGACTATAGGTATCGCCATGACACGGAAATACGCTGACAGCCCTGCGGCTATTGCTGATATGATGATTTTTGCTGTGTTTTCTTTCATTACTGTTCCTCGCTTTCGTATGTTTGTCCCGTGATTGTTGTATACTCCTCAGCCGTTATCTTGCCCCTGTCAGCAAAATCCTTGACCTGCTCGGCAGTGTACAGCCCTAAATCGTACAAACGTTTGACCTTTCTATACATCTTCCTTGTCCTCCTCGATTAGTGTATCGGTCATTAGTGCCGTGTATAGCACCTGTGCTTCTAGCTCGTCCACTTTTGTGGCTTTTTTCGGCTGAAAATCTTCGGTAGATAGCCCTAGCTTGTCCGCCATTTTTCTCTGCAATTCTGTCATGTTGTACCTCCCACTTCACTCAGCTTCACGATATACTCTTCTTCTGACGGAACGGGTATTCTATAATCGTCACCATTGCTGTTTTTGAACGTCACGCTACCCTTTGCCTCAACCTCAATATTTCGCAGGAAGTCATCTGGTATTAACGATGAAATGTCGGTTACGATTGGCGTTGCTAATTCGTAGTACAGGATTACGCCCTGCATTGCCTGTTTGAATGCGGTAGCGTCGGTGTAGGCGGTGTTCCGTATAGTTATATAATCATTTGCTGTTTTTACCGCAGAAGCCTTCATGTTATCGGTTTTAGTCGTTATATCATTGAAACAAACTATGTCATATTTTGCGACAACTATATTTGGAACGATTCCGAACGATTCAGAAAATTTTCCTGTTATACTATCAGCAATCGCATAGAATCGTTGCTGTTCGGGTCGATATAACCACTCCAATGTTCCTAAATCAACGCTGTTCACGCACTGAACGTATCGTTTATTTTCATAGTCCACATAGTTTCGTGCCGTTCCTGCCGACCAACCGTAGCCAGGCAGTGCCCTAATGGCTTCTGGAATTGGATACTCGTTGCGGTGGAAGGGGGCATAGGCTGGCATGGTATCTGGTTTGTATATACCGTCCACAAGCATTATATCAAATGCGTCAGCTATTGATTGCATGGTTTCTTTGTTACCTGGATAACATGCCACCATAATTTGTGTTGAATCGGTCATATCCCTAGAATTTGTTATAGTTTCTCTGACACCATTCGATGTAATCAGCCAGTTTGCCATTGTGTTGCCATGAACATACACAATTCCAAACGACACATTTGTCGGACACGTTTTTCCGTCTTTCAGGGCTATTTGTAGTGTTTTATTTGTGTCAATTTCAAAACCGTAATACAGACCTAATG